AAGATAGGATGGTCATCTGGCAAGACATCTCTAAGTGCATCTATGGCATTTTCATCGTTCTGTAAATCGCGCCAAATCTGGCTTTCGTCTTGGAAAGCTTTACGTTCAGCGGACAACTGCTGTGCCTTTTCCGTATTGGATTTTTGCCAATCAGATTTATTATTAAATGCCTCTAAAGCTTCACTTATTGTGTCGATATCATATTCAACACCATCCAGTTCTAAGCTTTCGACTTCTACCCCATCATCCAGGTCTGTTGTTGCTACTTCTTCTAACTGCTGTGATTGGTCCACATTGACATCATCAGTTGGGGAAAGTACCTCATCCCCTTGCCCAATAGGTTCTGTATCAGTTAAACTCGCTATTTCATCTGAAGTTAAAGTAACACCAGAATAGCTTGTTCTTATTTCTTCTGACATAGATTCTCCTATTTATTGATTAAAATTTTTATTTGGTTTGCAGATGTATCAAAGAATCAATATGAAGATTTAGAAGGTTTTTTATATTTAACCTTAGCTTTCTTCTTATGCTTCTTGACTTTGACTTTTTTCTTAGATGTCTTTGATGTTTCCATTACACCTACAGCTGTCTTACCTTTTTTATCTTTCATTATTAGTATCCGCGCTTTTTATTAATCTTATCTACTACTTTGTTATACAACTTAGGACCTTGTTTCATAACAGCTTCTGTCAACGCTTGTGCGCCCATCATCTGACCCAAGATTTTTACCTTTTTCTTCATAGACTTACCTTTTTGAGCGTGTACTTGTGCTACCAATGTAGAAGCTACCTGACCAGCTAATTTTCGAGAAGGATAGTCGGCTATATATTTCATTTTCTTTAATTTTTTCTTTTTCTTTTTTGCTAAAGAGTTCATGTATTTTTCTTTATCCATCATTTCCCCACTTGCTTCATTGCAGTTTTATGTGCTTTGTCAAATGACATACCACGATTAATTAATGCTTTCATCACTTTCATATGCTTAGAAGTATGGTGCTTCCTATGCTTTTTAAGCATCTCCATATATTTCTCTTTGTTATGCATAACTTTTCTTTTTCTTCTTCTTTTTCAAAGATGCTAAATACTTTTCTTTTTTACTAGTTTGTGATTCTTTTAAAGCTTTAGCAGTCGGCGCACCTTTTTCACCAGGCTTTCTCATTTTCTCGCCACTACCAGCTTTTATTCTTTTTCTTTTGGCATGTATATTTGCCCATAAACCTCTTTTAGCCACACTTACATCTCCATTTTCTTAATGCCTTATTTATTCTGCTGTTAGGGTCATTAGCTGTTTTAGCTGATGTCAACCTTTTTTTCATTCCGCACATTCTAGCGCAAAAACTTTTACGTCTTGATTTAGCTTTACCTTTTGGATTTTTCTTTGTTACTGGTGCTTTTAGGTTACCCCCAGTGGCACGATTATAACTGGCACGACCTTTAGCATTAAGGCCACCTGATTCAGATTGACCTTCTTTTTTAGTCCATGCCTGGCTCATTGCCTACACCTTTAATGTTTTGTGCTAATTGTGGATTAGATTGTAGTTGTTGAAATATTTCATCCTCTGACATACCCTCAAACATTGATGGGTCCATTTGCTGACTATTCTGCTTTTCTGTTTGCTTATTAATCAGCCTTTCTATTCCAGGTAATTGCATATTCTCTAAAATATATTCTGGGTCTTGTATCAATCCAGCTTGTGCTAAGGATAATATCTTATCTTCTACATAAGCACGATTGTCAGGTAACATACTACCCACCCTGGCTCTAACCATTGTGTCAATATCATTGAACTCCATACCCATGTAATTAATCTGCGCTTCGTTGCCTTCTGCATCTTTCGTGGCCAGGGTGTGGATAGAACTACCCATATTCTTAATCATTGCAATCCACATCTGTCCTAATATCTGCATAGCCGCATCTAATTGTCTGGCTTTGAAATCTATCTTACTTGTTGCCGCGCTTCTATAAATCTGCGCTTGTACACCACTTGTTACGTTAGGTTCTTGCTTACCCATTGTAGCTTTATTTACACCACTAATAGTTTCAAACATATCTACTAGTAGTTGATAAAAGTTAAAAACATAACCAGGAATACTAGCTGGTTGTAACATCTGTACTGCACCAGGCCCACGCTTTCTTATAACAGCACCTGGCTTATTATTTATCTGGTCTTGCACATCTGCTGTTTCATCTACAACAAACATTGGGTTAGCAATTAGATGTACATTATCCATGACCTGAGATGCAATTCTGTCTAGTGCAAGATTTATACTCTTTAGTCTTTTCGGTTCGGGTTTACCCCAGAACGAATGTGCGCTACCACCATTCTTCATAACAACGTAAGGAAATGGATAAGGACATCTATTCATTTTATCCAGGAACTGATACTTACTAGGCCCATCGTATAGTATGATGTCGTTTGCCATGCAAATTTTTCGTAGCCCACCTGGATATTTTGGTTTGCCAACCTTCGATTTATCAGAATCTTCATCTGTATACTCGACACTTCCGTCTCTCATATACACTTCAACCAGTAAGGCCCGTTCTTCCAAATTTTGCATAGCCTCAGTTTCACCTTCAAAGTAATTAGTCTCTGTCCCATGTGAATCAGTTACCTGGATAAGTGCTTTATCACCTTGTCTTACTTCAGTGATTTTTAAGGCTTCATGTTCCGATAGTTTACCCATCGGCTTTACTAAATGTCCCTTTTCGGGAAATAATTCTTGTATTTCATACATTGGCCTTGGGGCCATGTGGATAATCCAGGAAGCGTTTTCTAATTTTGTAGCGCTAGGATTAACATAAAAACTAAATGGGTCCACTATATCGCAATCAGGTAAATCATCATGCATGTTCCAGTTTAGCTTAACGATACCAGTACCATAGACAAGATAGTCTGTGAGCCATTCTGGAACCAATGTTGCCATATCGCGCATATACCACAAATCATCTATTTGCGCTTGTAAAGTGTTGGCAACGAATTTAGACTCATCTGAAGCACCCACTGGGATAACATCAATCTTCGGAGGCTGAGATGACATAATCGGTATCTGGGTATCAATAACATTAGCTATCATGTCTAAGGTTAACTGGTTTTTATATTCTGGCATGGATAAGCCTTCCCAATGTTCACCCATATATAACTTTTCTGATTCGCGCCATAACTGACTAGTTTTACGTCTAGCCCTTTTAGCGGAATCCATCATACCATTAACTTTTTTGATTAAATCTCGCTCTTCTTGACTGGGCTTGTATTCCATCTAATCTCCTGACTGCTTTAAATCACTTAAGCCACTAGCTGTGGTAATAATATCCATATATGCCTCACGAACATCCGCATCCATTTCATTAAGTTCGTCATCTTCTGTAATTTCAACCCTAAACCATTCATTAGTAGCAAAATCATATTTTTCTATTACCCTCGTAACCCTGGCACTTCTACTTTTTGACTTTCGAACTTTTGCATCAGTTTTTGTATCCATGGTTTGGCTTCTTCTTCCTCTGGTTTACCTATCGCCATCATGGCATATCTGACAGAATCCAAAAGATGGTCAGGTCCAGTTGTATCTAAATCTTCTGGCCGCCTAATGTCATGAACAAGCATCGGAATTGTCTCGATGAATTTCCTACAAGTCTTGAAAACAAAAAACTTAGGTGGCGTTTCTTCATCCCATTTTAGATACTCGCGCAGAAGGTTCCAACCATTCAAGCGGTTATTATTAGCTTTTATTGCATTTATCCCACCTTTTCGTAACAAATCTGCTATTGCCATATGGGACCCAGCAACACCATCTGACTTATTCATATTTTGCGGATTACGAATCCACATACTGGGGTCACCTAAAGTCATCCTATAGTCATCATCGCCACTAATAGCGTTAATTGCATCTATATGACCAGATAGTTCCATTTCGGCCACATAGTACTCCTTGTATAGATAAACATCGCCTTTGGGGCTTACAGCTAACCAACATGTTGCAAATGGTGCTTTATATCCATAGTCTATGCCTCTAAACTTGTACCAGGTACTAGGAATCTTAAATGGTTCAACAACATGCACATCATATCGCCACTGGCTAAAATATTGTCCATAGTAGACATCCCAATCACCATCTAGCCATGCGCGGCGCAATTCTTCTGGTAAACCTTTTAACATGTCCATATATCCTGGGTCCTCGCGCATAAGTGTAGGATTATCATGTATCTTACTTGGTATAAATATTCTTGTTCTATTTGTTATGGCATCATAGTGAGTTTTTTCTGGTTCATTTGATAAAAATCTAGCTTTGAACCAGTTATGACCTGGACCCCCTGGATTACATGTCAGGAATATTTGTGGTGACAATCCTATTGTACTACGACAACTAGAAATAAGTTTTAAATAATCTTCTTCATCACCAATCAATGTAGCTTCCTCAATACCCATTTTATGGTATTCGTGACCCTGGTATTTTTGGTACGCTTGTTTATCCATTAAATGCCCAGTTCTGATAATTGCACCAGTGGGGAATCTAAATTCTGCTGGATTACCAACCACATCAACATCTAAGTGTTTATACATTTGTGTAGCCCTATCTATGTAATCTCGTAAGTCATCGTAGTTTCTACGGATAATAAGGCCTCTATAAAGTGAATTATTAAGGTATTCAGGGTCTACCATCCATGCCATTAGACAGCTGGATTTACCACCACCACGACTACCACCGAATGCTATTTCGAATTCTTGCCTGGATAATGCAAAGGCTTGTTTTGGGTGCGGTTCCCAATGTATTTGCATTTTTACGACCCCCAGTATTCGCTT